GGTTTGCAAGTAATCTTCGATTCTTTTTGTGCGTTCATCAATGCGAGCCAAGGTCTCACTCCTGATATTAGCGTCCTTTTGAATCATGTTGATTGTTGCGTCCTGTTTGGCGTCATTGTTCTGTATGGACCTCATTTGCTCTGGGAGAATAATCCAGCCATTGAGGGCGGAAAACATGGTAACCATGAGAGCAATTCCAGCAACCAACTCGCTCATGGTCAGCCTGACTCCACGCTCCATCCCTTTGCGTCTTGGGATTTCTTCAAGGCTCATGGCTCAATAGTTGTTATGATTGAAGCTAGTTGATAGCGGATGGACCACTCGGTGTAGGGAAATACAGTGGCGAATCCATCATCTCCACGCAGGGCAGCAGCAATATACCCAAGACCCAACCGCTCATCCCAGTCTATTTGAATATCTGTCGTTCCCTTGATACTGTTGTAGATAGCACTCCACAACCACGGGTTCTTCAGGGAAATGTAGTCAGCCAGACTTCTTGACGGATCGTAGGCAAAGGCAATCTTAGCCAAGATGTACTTCTCAGGAAGGGACCAATATTCAGATATTGACCCTGTTCCAGTCTTGGCAACCAACCACCTAGCCAAAGCCTGCTTCTTAGGAAGGCTGGCAACCTCTGCGAATTTAGCCGTAAGCGTAGGAAGTGCCATGAGCCAACCCCTTGTTTCGGGGGGGCTTAGGCCATCCCCATCATTCGCTGGGCCATACCCTGCATAGGATTGGATTTGGTTTTGCCCTTTTCCATTCCCATTTCAGATTCGGCCATCATATCGGTTTCGGCCTCGTTGCCAGCTTCAGATTCGGAATCGTCGCCTACAACCTCAACCCCAGCGATCATCGTGGGATAGAGTTCATTGCCTTCGACCCTAAACGTAACAAGTTCTTCAAACGTGTCGCCGTCTTCGGTTCCTTCTGGGAGCGTGTAGCCTTCTGGTATTTTGATGTTCATAATATTTAATCTTTCCTCATAGAGCTTGCCTCAGATTTTATTCCGAGGCAAGCCTTGATGAAGGAAGTATCAGCTATTAGGACAGATACCCGTAGCCACTGCCAGTCGGGCAAGCAACCAGATCATTGGCCAGATTGCAACGAAGGTGCAAGATGTAGTAAGCCCACTGCGGGAAGACTTGCTTCACGGCACAGGCCATCTTGGCGCGCCAGTAACCACTGTTTTTGTCAGGGTTACAGGTGACATGGTATTCGTTGATCCAGCGGAAATCACCCCGGTAGTTCTGAGCATCATAGACCAACTTGCCAACGCGAAGGTTGGTAGTAGGCACAAGCCACTCAGCAGCCTTCGGATGGAAAATAACCGTAGTGGAATATTTCGCCGTCTTGTAGGCAGGGTTGATAATGTACTTGGTTCCCTTGGTCGCGCTAGTCGAGACGTAGGGGGTGACTTCAACAAACGTGCCGTTGGGGCCGTCATTGAAGCGTTTCGGGAACGGACGGCTATGGAAGGTGAACCCACCATAGGACTTGCCGGGAAGCATGGTCGAACCATTGGCTCCCAGAAGGTCGTTCACACGATCACTCCAACGAACGTCCTGACGGACATCCTGTTGCAGTTTGACAAGGTTCTCAATCGTCGCACGTTCAGAGAAGACGTTGAACACAGGCGAACCATCGTCCGTCACTGCATCGCCGTCATCGCCAGCGTTGTCCTGATAGAGGTTGTCGTAGATTTGACGCAAGACGCCGGGAGTCAAAACGCTCGTAGGCTTGGTCGTGGGGAAGGCTGCGCTGTCCGTGGGCATGCCCGGAGCGACAACAACCTTGTTCTGAGCGATAGTGAAGTAGTCGTTATCATAACGCTCAATCCACTCAACGTTCACGTTGTCTGCCAACGACTTGATGTAGTTGTTGACATCGTCAACGGGGAACGCGCTAGTGCGAACGTCCTCCAAGCAAATCCACTCAGACTCAATGGCCTGATGGCGCAGGGAGAACTGCTTCTGATCGAAGGCGTAGCCAACCTTCTTGATCGGCGGCTGACACGAATCAGTCTCACCGTCCTCACCAGAAACTCCAACAAGCTCCCAGCCCGTGCCAGTGGCGCGGGTACGCTGGGCGATAGTGTTGGTGATGGTTTTACCCATGTTGTCGGGGAAGGCCGATTGGCTGACGAAACGGAGATAGGGGTCCTTATAAAGGCCCAAGCGGTGCGTACCAAGAGCGATACGTCCAGACTCTCTCTGGAAGTTGTCGTTAATGGCTTGGCAAGTAATTCCTGCTGGTGCTGACATATTTTTGGTTTTTTCTAAAGTTAAGTTAGGTTAATTGGTTTCGTTTGAAAGGTCTATACCCCGCAAACATATTTCGGTTTCTGGGCCGCGCCAGACTTTAACGGCTAATTTATCTTAGAAGGCTAACCGCCAGCGGGTGTCTGTGACCAACTCAGACCCAAGTCTTATGTTGGCATAAATACATCAGATACGTTTTCTTGTCAACAAGAAAATTGCGGGGACAAGAATCGAACTTGCCTAAGACTGCTTATGAGACAGTTGAACTCACCAGAGTTCTACCCCGCTTTTATCGACCAAGAATAGAAGCACCGAAGTTGGTGAGGCTTCCTGAATCACTATCTTCATCATCAGAATCAACTTCAGCGGCAGAGGTCCCCAGTGATGGAGTAGCCTTCACAAAAGAATCAACCTGTTGCTGAAGCTCCTTAATTTTAGCGTCCTTTTCAGAAACAGCCCGTTCAAACTTGGTGGCGTAGTGGTTGATTGCTGACTCCAAGAAAGGGACAACAGAAGCCTTAGCTACAATATTGGACCGATCCTCAACAGAAAGCCTGTCTAGGTTGGTCTCAAATGCCATTTTGCGGGCGTTACGAAGATATGTATTCCAATCATCATGTCCCTCAATCTCCTTCAGGAAGGAATGCTTGTCCTCAAAAGAAGTCCAAGCCTTAGTGGTAAATGCCTTTTGGAGACGTTGATCATTCTCAATGAACTCTTGATCTTCGCGCGCCTTACGGGCTGACGCCTCATCGTTAAGGATGAGAGACTCTTTCTCCATAGAAAGATGCTTCTCATACAGATCATGGTATTTATCGGCCATCTTAATAATGGACAATTGTTCCATGCGTTTAAAGTCACCAGTTAGATCGTCCAAAGCTTCGGCTCGCTTGCGAACATCTGGTTCTGCCAAAGCATTCCAAAGTTTGCCATAGTCTGCTCCATTGACATCTGCAATAGCCTTAACGTCAGCCTGCAAGCTATTAAGCGGCTTCCTTACGCTCTCCACATAGGCGGGGCTACGCTCAAAGTTGGCAGCCCGTAGCTCACGGTCAATCTCGCTCATCCTGACCTTGTACTCTTCAAGCTGTTGTTTGAGGGTGTCAACTTCCTGTGTGCTGATCTTGGACCCAGCTTCTTTAGCTGCATCCAGTTCTGCCTTGAGACGGTCCCGATCTTCGCGGGCTTTTCTCATCTCAGACTTAATTTCCCTCCAAGAGGCAACTCCCTTTTCAGAATCATCACCCTCAGGCTTATCTGCTATGGTTTTGTCATCAAAGTGAGGATTAACGGGAAGGTCGCTATCCGAATCGGCCTCACTTGATTGCGCGTTAGTATCGCTTGAGGATACTTTTTTGGTAACATCCGCAACAGTTTTGGCGGCTTCCTCCTTGGAAACTTTGGGCTTCTTGTCCCCCTTTGACTCAGCGGGTACAGGAGCCTTGGTCTTTTCTGGGGTGGATTGCTCTTTTGTGGGTTCAGGAGCAGTTGGTTCTGGGGTAGAAACAACAGCCTCTTGCGGGGTTTCTGTGGGTTGCGGTTCTGGAGACTGTTGGCCGAAAACTGCGCCAGCAAAGTCTGCATCGCCCGTAAGGGCTGAGTTTAGGATACTTGCCATAATGTAGTGCTATTTATTTTGTTTGGTTTTGCTCTGAAATAATATGTGAGAATGGTTGGGGCAATTCAAACTTTGGTTTGGTTTCTACCCTACCAGTAGACAGAATTTCCACCAAGTCAATGACTTCCTGCGATCCCTCGTAGAATCCAGCACTTTTAATAAAAACGGGCGACAGGTCAAAACCTTGGGCTATGGGTCCAGTGTTGCGACGAGGGCGAAGTCTGCGGGCAATAAATTTCAAGCCTTTTTGCATGTGGGGTAGTTCCCACGTTTTAGCCCACGCGCGGGCATCCTGATCTGTCCAGTCCATTAGGGATTAAATAGCTTGTTCGATAAGAGGAGGGCGTCCACCAGCATTAGGTGGGGATGTCCTTTCAAGAAGACTATTCTTCGTTTTCAAATCATTCAAGGCCATTTGTTGTCTGATTGTATCCATCTTCTGTTGATGGGTTTCTTGGTTCATCATGCGTTTTTCCTGCATTTCTGCCAACTTGAGTTGCGCTTTTTGCAATTCCATTTCGGAACGAGGATCAATCTGCTGACCCTGCGGAGCCTGTTGCATAACCTGTTCCTGCATCTTAGTTTGTTCGGCCATAGCTCTATTGATTACCTGCTGCTCCAACTCATCCACATAAGCAGTGACGTTCTGAAGCTGACGCTTGAGTTCATTAACCTCTTGTTTGCGGAAACTATTACTGGAGAAAAAAACCAGATGCTCGGTAGTATGGTCTGCTGTCGGGCGAAGGATAGCCATGGCCTGCTCGTCGGGAATCTGCTGCTGACGATGGGCCTCAACAACCTCCGCCATGAGAGGAATGTGAGCTTCGATGTGGACGGCATGGTTCTGACTGTCATGGACCAATTGCTGAATGCCCTGACGTAGGTTACCGTTTTCAAGATTGGCAATGTCAAAGTCAACAACACGGCGGGGTCCTTTGTCTGCCACAAATAGATTTACTTTCTGGTATCCTACCCCCGGGATGCCCGCGACAACCGCGCGGAGTGTGTTCTCCTTACCCTTCTCGTCCATCAGGGAGTAAAGCTCCATCAGTTGTTTGGAGGCCATTTCAGTCATAACAGGGCTACCATCACCCATAGCCCGCATGGCAGTAACCTTGAGGAACTGGCGCATACGTTCAACACTCACTCCACGTTTTGCGCAACGCTTCCTGAACTCAAAAGCAAGCTTTCCACCCCTGTCTCCCTGAGTAAGAAAGGGAGATACCGCCCGACGATATTGCTCTGTCAGCAACTTGTTGTATGGGGTGTAAAACAACTCCAAGGCGGCGGCATTCAAAGTTGATTCTTGGCGGGCTTGCTGCACAACCTCAGTTGCAGAGCGGGCCTGTCCGTCAGGGTTTTGACCGCGAGTGCGATAGCTTCCAGTATTATTTTGGAGGGTCTGACTCATCAAATTGTAAACGGGAAGTCCCTGAGTAGCAACGCTTGGAGGCTGAAGCTGAATGGGAGTTAACCCACTTGGTATAAAAGAATACGGCCCAACTTCGATGTACTGGAAGTCTTGTATGGCTTCAGAGTCACCCTGAAGCTGGATGAGACCAGCGGCGATAGCAGCCTGCGCAGCTTGGCAGAGAATCCTGTTGGACACCTGTATCGGGTTATAAATTTTTTGTTTAAGGCCGCGAATCGTATGAAACGTTCCTTGTCCAACTCCGTAGGTAAAAATGACGAAGCACTGGTTGACTTGAGAGAATTTACTGTATCTCTCGTAGAGGAAATTTTTGGCATCCCGTGAACCTATCAGTTGGGTAAACTTGCCGTCAAACTCTTTGTTGTAACCGTAGATCAGTCTTGCGCGGTGGTAAGCAGCTTCGGCGGCATACAAGTCATTCTCTTTAACTTCTCGCTCAAAGTCTTCCCAATGGGATGTCCAGTTCTTCCATTGATCGGGCTTAGTGGATGCCTTCCAGATAGCTTCTTTGACAGCATCAATATTCCACCCTACTGCTTTGGCGGCTTTGGGGTTACGAATATGCTCATACAGTTGACTTACAGGCATGGTCCTTTGGACAATTGCCAGTTCCACAGAGTAATCTGACACTTTTGTGTCGCGCGCCACTTTGAAGTCCTTCAGTCCACAAGGCTCCCAAAAAATTGTCCGCTCATCGGGCCACATGGCAATACCAACCCCATCGCCAACAAACTCGCGGGAAAGGAGTTGCATGTTGTAATGAAAGTCACACCATTCCTTGATCATCCAATCAAACTCCTCAGAGATGATCTCCGAGTCCTCATTAGCGTCTCCATCGTAGGACTCCATGATGACGTTGGCAATACGGGGAACCCCATTCTGAAGTTCAATATACGGAGCAAGAGCAGCCTCCATAATGGCGGATGCTTCTCCGAAATTTGCGTTAACCACATGAGTTAGGCCCTTAGACCGCAGTTCTTCACTGTTATAAGGGGCCTCGCCATTTACCAATGCCTGCGCGCGCGCGCGTAAATATGAAGCTTCTTCATCCTGCTCAATGTACTTGTTAGATATTGAGATAAGATTGTCATTAGACTTGATCCTCTTCTTTGGAGGAGAGCCACTCTCTGAGAGATTCTCTAACTGTGTGTTCGCGTTGGAAACCATTGGTAGTTAATACATTAAAAGCAACCTATATGAAAGTCAATTCTGAACCGATTCTTCAGGTGTCGGATTTGGGGCGGGCAACGGAACTACAACCGCATTAGTTCCCTCCCATGTGAATTCACGGGAAGGACTGACGATAGCGCGAGGACCGTTGTCTTGCGCGGCGTCGAGCGATTGATTGAGGGCCATAGCCGTTGTTGACTGGAGTTGGACTAGGCCAGCAACCGTTTGTGGGCCGAGGTAGTTTAGGACAGCCGTCAGCCTGTCATCGGGGAGGTTCCAGACAGCGGCGTGGGCGTTGTTGAGGCTGGTCACAAGCAGTTGGCCGTACCACGTTGTTCCCTGCGCTGCGCGTGAGATATTAGCTAGGTCAGACTCAAGCTGAGTCTGTGGGACGAGTTGCGCGTGAATTGTTTGCGCTAGGGCGATAATGGAGATGAGGATTAATTTTTTCATAGTTCTTCAATGGATGCAGTTAATAGGGTTAGCGTTGTTGCGGTTGCATTGCTGGAAGATTGACAAACTTGAAAACTGGCCGTTCCTCCATTAGTTCCAGTAGCAACCATTACAAATGCAGTTGCCTGCTGCGGCAAAGCGGCTCCACCTCGCGTGAATAGACGAAGGTTATTTGTATTTGTAGTCCAAGCTGGCGTAAATGCGCCTGATCCTATCATTGCGACACCAGATCCAGATGTGTTCGTTGCATTTGTATATGCCAATGCAGAAGGCCACTGAATACGCACATCATATCCACCTGCTTGCTGGTCAATAATTGCCGAGACAGATACCATGTAAGTTTTATTGGCAGAAACCGTCCACGACATACCAGTAATATTTGTAGGCGTGATGCTATTAGAAAATGCCACATTGGTAGCGTTTAAATATGTCTTCCTGTTTGCTGCAAACGTATTCCATGTATTACTTGCGGTACAGACATAAAAGTTAGTAGCATCGTAGCGAATGTCGCCAGCGGTTCCTGCGGCAGTCGAATTGGTTGGTGCTATTCCTTGCAGACGGTGCTGTGCGTCCATTACTGTGTAGTCCGAATCGTCCGCTAGACGCGCTTGAAAGAAATTCGTATTCCGCTTCAGCGCAGGAAAGCCCGTTGTAGATCCACCAAATTGAATACGATTAAAACCAGTCCCGCCAGAATCCAACAAACGAATAACGCCACTTGATACGTTACCAACAATCGAAGAATTACCTTGAAATGTTATACTGGTAACAACTGAAAGTCCCGCTGATAATGTTACGGCTCCAGCAGTGGATATTGTAGCGCGAGTTGTGCCGTCAGTTTGTAGTTCCAAAGCCCTAGCCGTCCCGCCGCCGCTTCCCTTCTCAGTTCCAATGGTCAGCACATTGTTTGTCCAAGCAATTCTTCCACGTTCATAATTCGTGGAGTTGGAGTAGGTATTGTAAATGTTGTAGGTCTGGGCATTTGTGCCGTTGCGGGATGCGAGGGTGTTGGCGGCGTCTCTTAATAATACGGTGTCTAAAGTTATGTTTGTGGTCACGCTGCCAGACGAACTCCAACCAAATTGTCCAAGGTTCCACATACCCGCACTGCCAGACGAACCGTTTACGGCAAATGCTGATGCACCAGCCATCATTCCGCCATTTGCCGCGACTAAAAATGACCCGCTTGAAATGGACAGACTCGGCAACGTCGAAACAAACGTGGAGCCACCCGTTCCATCGGCAACGAGGAGACTGTTGCTAGAGGCACTACCAGAGAACGGCGCGGGAAGGTTAGAGGCAACGGTCACGCCCAGATTTGTGCGAACTGTTGGAGCGTTTGTCCCGAAACTTAGGACATTGCTGAACGCAATACGATTGGTGAAAGCCAACGCATTGGTGTTCGTCGGGCCAATGACCACGTTGTTTGTGCCATAGACTAGGTCGCGCACCTGTGCTTGCGATCCACATATGAAGGACATTAAAAATATCAATGTGATGATTGTGCGTATTAGGCTTCCACTATCATCAATAGTGAGACGCCAGCGGCTTCCGTTGGGTGATTTCATAATTACTCCTTTTGTGGCATCAGTTACTTCATAGTCGCTTGCCTGTTGCGTAAGGGCCACAGTCCCTGTCGCGTTGGGAAGCGAAATCGCCCGTGCCTCTGTGGCTGTGCCTGTCAGTGTGGTGCGGGTTGCGCTGACGCCGAGTTCAATGCTGCCCGTGCCGCGAGTATTGATGGAACCCCCACCATCATAAGTGATGATTGATCCACCTACATCAAACTCTCCACCGTAAATCAAGATAGAACCGCCATCTCCTCCTTCGCCGCCCTTAGTGTCTATTGTTCCACCAGCCTTTGAGTAGTTATCATTTGTATTATAGTAGCCATTCGTCAAAATGTTTCCGCCGCCATTGCTTGTATCGATTGATCCACCTGATCCAGCCGATCCTCCCGCTGTAGTAATGTCGCCACCATCACCATTGCCTCCCGACATAGTAAGCGATCCGCCTTTGTTATCCCCAGAGCCAATCGACGTTATCGATCCGCCTGTTCCGCCTGATTGATTGCCACCAGACAAATTTATAGAGCCAGCCGCCGCCCCACCTCCAATGAGGCTAATACTTCCGCCGCCGCCAGCATCTGCCGCCCCGCCCGACAAATTTATAGAGCCAGCCCCACCACTTGTATTATCACCATCAAGTTCTTGACTTCCACGCAAAGTAATTGACCCACCAGAACCTCCCGCTCCGCCAGACAAATCAATACTGCCACCAACGGTTCCCGCATGGCCGTATCCGTCATCGTCTAAGGCGTCACCACCCGACAGGTTAATAGAACCAGCCGCACCACCCACTCCATAAGTTGCGTTAGCGTTGCCACCAGACAGGTCAATGGTTCCTCCCGCTCCTCCGCTAAACGCACCAGCAGTAGTCCCGCTTTTGATAATGTTGACGATGCGGGAGTCGTTGCCCTGTGTAGCCGTTCCTGCGGTTGTGCCATAACTAACCGCCAATGTGCGGTTGGCCGTGAGATCGCCGCCACCTGTCAGTCCTGTGCCAGACGAGATGGTGCGTGAGGTGCTTACCGCGCCAATATCAGAAGGTGTTGCCGTTGCTCCAATAGTCACCCGCCCCTTGGTGTCTACCGTGACTTTGGTATAGGTTCCCGCGCTGACGCCAGTAGTCGTTAAAGTTGGATTGGGATAGGTTCCCGTAAGGTCTCCTCCAGCCGCACCGCTGGGTGCTGTGGAGATGGTTCCCCATTCAGGGGCTGTGGCTCCGCTGTTTACTTTAAGAACCTGTCCAGCGGTTCCAATTGGGAGTCGTTGTGGTGTGGTTGCCCCCTGATACAGCGTATCACCCTGAGTGGTGAGGGTTGAAAGACCTGAACCAGCAGGGCCAGCAGGGCCGCGCTCAATGACCTCAATGACCTCTACTTCTCTTTCTATGATCTCAATGACCTCTTGGCTCATCGGGCAATCTCCTGATAAACCTTGACCTTACCTGTAGCGAATGCAATGTAGGTATAGCCAGAGTATATCTCAATTTCGTAGACGTTGTCGCCTACTGTGAGGTTAGAAGCTTGTGTTGCTGTTATTTCTATTTCGATTGTTCCAGCGGTTCCTCCAAGTGTGATCCCGCTTCCAGAGGTCAATGTGAGCAAGGTGGCACTATCCTTCGCGCACTCACGAATAACCATGGTGGCCCCGTAGCCAGTAAGATTGAAGGGAACATTGGACTTCCCCTTGCAGGACTTTGTCAGATAACGAAACTTCGCCGTCCAAGTTTTTCCTTGGACGATATCGATATCTCTCTCAAGTCTCCAGTAGTTGGTCATTTAAATAGCGGGATTCTGAAAGAAGTATTACTGCCGTTTGTAAAGACATTGACTTCCATCCAAGCAACAATGGTGTTAAATGCCGCTCCAGCAGGAGTAGTATTGGTTTGAAATACAGCAGCTTGGAAATTTGTGGTGTTGCTATTGGTGAGGGCTGGGAGTGGTAGGCCTAAATTGGTACGGGTGACTGCAATATTGTTAGACGTATTGGTGCCAGAGAACTGGATTGCCTCTACATAAGATATGTTGTGATAAAAATTCCACTGTCCAGATTCGCGGATAAACTTAACAGCTTCATCAAATCTGCTGAGAGTTATTAAATTGTTAGTAGACCCAGCCTGTCTAATTACCGTGGTTGTGTTTGTGTTTCCCCTGTGGATAACTGTCGCTTCGTCTCCAGCAAATGTTGCGGCGTTGGTGGGGAGAATAATTGTATTGGATATGCCAGCTACATTGGTAGCCAATGAATAAACATAGAGATTACGGGCATTGGTGGCATTGTTTGTTTGTGATGTGACGATTACTGTAAGGTCCTGAACCAATGTCTGAATCGGGGCCACTTGCCAGAAGTTGGTTGGGCTTACCACTTCTCCGTTGGTGTTGTATAAAACGGGGTTTGTTCCACTGCCATAGAGAGAGGTGTTGAATCCTGCCGTGTTGGTGTTGGTGAGCCACGTTGCTCCGAGGCCAATCGCCGTCCTGAAGTTGGTTACATTTGTGTTAGTGAGCCATGTGGCACCGAGGCCGATGTTGGTGCGGGATTGAGCGGTCACTGTGCCATTAGTGGAATAACCCACAAGCGTGACTGAACTTTGCGGAAGACTAACTGTGATATTAGAAGTTGCGGCTCCAACAAAGGTGGTGCGGGTTCCGCTAACACCCAGTTCAAGAGTTCCAGTGCCGCGAGTGTTTATGGAACCGCCGCCATCGTAGGTGCTGATTGATCCGCCATCATCGTCCCCCCCACCAGACATATTTAATGTTCCACCAGAAGTGAAATCAGAACCGCTGGAAATTAAGCTACCACCTTGGCCCTCATTATAGCCGCCGTTTAAACTTATTGATCCTGCGTTTCCACCGTCACCCGAATAAGCGTTGCCACCAACCATTGAAATCGTTCCGCCACCTCCTCCTGACCTGTTTGTATCCGCTCCAGACTCAACAATTCCATCCTGATTAGAAATACTGCCTGCCTTAATGTTGGCAATCCGCGCATCGTTTCCTTGGCAAAAAGTATTGGTAGCTGTGCCAAAATTTGTGTTGGTCAAAGCAGACCATCCCAAACCAAGGTTAGTGCGAACTTGAGCGGCGACCGTATTGGTCGAAAAGTTGAAGGCATTAGTCCAAACCACATTGGTCGCGGCTACGATGCGCCCGTTCGTGGTGAAGCCGAGCAGTGATGTGGCGGCGTTGGTATTGGTCAGGGCCGACCAGCCGAGGTTGATAGCTGTGCAAAAATTGGAAGCGTTGGTATTAGTTAGTGCAGACCAGCCGAGGCCAAGGTTGGTGCGGGTGGTAGCGGCGTTATTTGTTGTAAAACCAAGTGGCCTGCCAACGCTCAAAATGGTTGAGTTGCCCCAATTTAGCACAGTATTGTTGCTGTCATCGATAAGCAGTTGCTCCTCAAGGTTTAGACCGCCGTTTGTCGGCGTTACATAAAATATGCCTGATCCATTGACGATTGGCCCGCCCAAAAAACTAACATCGTTTTCAAAACGCAGCGTATTCGTCCCCGTATTGGCGACCACTTGACCATTGGTGGTAAAGCCAAGCAGTGATGTTGCGGCATTGGTGTTGGTCAACGCAGACCAGCCGAGGTTGATAGCTGTGCGGAAGTTTGTGACGTTGGTGTTGGTCAACCAAGTCGCGCCGAGGAGTAGGTTGGTGCGGGTGGTGGCGGCATTGGAGGTATTGTTAAAAGCTATCGGGCGATAAAAACTAACAGTATTTCCACTCCAAAGTAGGCCAGTTGTTCCGTCATAATTTAAGCTGCCTTCTGCTAAATCTACAATGGACTGCCCTACGCTGATTGTTGAATCTGTTGAAATAATTACATCTCCAACCCGTATTGCATTCGTGAACGCCAGCGCATTCGCCCCCGTATTGGCGACTACTGTGCCGTTGGTGGTGTAGCCAAGTAATGATGTAGATGAATTGGTATTTGTGATAGCAGACCAGCCAACAATGTTTGTTACGCGAATATTTGTAAGATTAACTGCATTACTTGATGCAAGATTGGTTAACACCGCAGAAGACGGCTGAAATGCGGATGCGGCGTTTGTGGCGGCACTGCCCAACCCCAATCCAGAACGAGCATTGGTGGCATTGGCACTCCAGAAGTTGGTGGGCTGAACAACCGCATTGTTAGTTCCGACAAGAACATTGCGGGTTTGCGAGTAGCCCGAAGCAACCAAGGCTGCTGAAATAATAAGAGAGAAAAGTGTTTTCATTTTACATTAATCGTTTCCAAACCCTTTTTGTTCCAGTTTGACTTGCATAGTCATTGGGTCTGATCACAAATGGATCGTTTGTTGCATCCGTTCCGTTGGTCAATTGATAGATAGCAGGGATTCCGCTGATTACCAAAAATATTACAATCCCTACTGCGTAAGTTCCGCTGACTGTATTGAGTCCATCCAAGTCTGTGGCCGCTCCACCAATCAGTCCAGTAAGTGATGGCTCCACCCGAAGGATATTGACACTAGGGGTTTGAATCGGCGTTGAGCTAACACCGATAACACTGGACGATGGAATGGGGATGCAGATCTTGCTCATCGGGTTACCTCTGGGGAAATGATTACGTTACCTTGCAAAATCCTAGTAACAATAGAACCAGAAGTCAATTCAAGATCATAAACGGCGTTTTGGCAAACACTTAGACTTGCTGTGTCGCTGGCGGATATAAAAAGATTGATGGCCCCCGTTGTGAAGTCTCCAGATGTTCCAAGGGTTATTCTTCCATTGCCTCCGCCAGTTGTGGTAGATAATTCAAGAATTATAGCTTTGGATTCGGGCTTTGACCGAATCTGCATTTTGGCCGAATAGCCAGTAAGATTGACTGGGGCCGATGGCTCGCCAGTCTCATAGAAAAGCGTCTGACTAAAAGTCGCTCCCTGAAAAATGCAAATGTCAGCTTCAGCAATAGGTAGTTGCGCCATAAATGCCAGATAGAATCTACCAATTCCTCTTTAAAGTCAAGTTTTGTTTAAGTTTCTTGAATGACTCCTTGTTAACTCGCTTCTTCTCCTCTATGGCTTCACTGCCTGCCATAGCACCAAATACTTTGCGGGCGACAAAAAGCCCTACAGCAAATGAATCAAATAAATCGGGGGACTTGCCGATCCGTTTTTTCATGTCCATTTTTGACTCAATGATGATCTTTCTTGTTCGACGCGCATATTTTCGTTGGGTCATTTCCCACGCCAAATCAGCAGTTATTCCCTTAAGTTGTTCACATTCAAGGAAATATCTAGCAACAAAGCAAAGTTCGCTTGCCATGTTGTGGAACAATTCCTTGCCAACCTGAGGTTTGCCCGTAGCTTCGTTCCTCATGGCGTACTGCGCGCTTACAGGGAGATCAGAGGCCGCACCCGCAAAGGATACAGCATGCCATCCTCTAAGTAGCTCCCTTTCTCCAATAGACCAGAATATGCCTCCAGCAGAAGCATCCACTCCCATCCATTGGTTGGGTATTCCTAATTTAGCACCAAGATCGTGAATCTGTTGGATCATTTCATACTGAAAGTCTTCTTGGCTTCCAGCCCGACGATTTAACACATACTGTTTCTCAACAGCTATTGCCCATTTGCCGCCAACTACCCTTCCATACTTCATGTGCGTAAACACAAATCTGTCGCCTCCCTCAGTGTAGCTTGGGTCAATTCCAGCTATATCTTTCGGAGTCCCCTCCCATATTGGTCTCTCCAAAGCCCCGTGACGGGATAAAAGTATATCAGATACAATTGTGGAATCGTCAGCATCTGCTGGTGGCCAGAATCCCCTGAACTTTCTCCAGTACTGGGGATTGAGTTCTCCAAGTTCTTTTTTGGCTATGGCTATGTCGTTAGGTTTGGGGAGGAAGGGATAGCGGAGTCCTAGTCCTTTTTCGGCTGCCTGTTGGTTGGGGTTGTCTTTTTCAGAGTCAAACCGAATGCAAATACCCTCAATACCAGCAACCCGTATTTTCCAGTTTGGGGTATCTTCGTCCACACTCATCCATCCCTTGATGGGTTCACAGAACCTACCGTGGGGATCAAATATGGAGGCGGGGTTACCAGCACCGACAACGTAGAGTTCTTGCGCGCCTTTGAATCCCCAGATTGCCTCATTGATTACAGAGGCAGAGCAGTCTTGCAACTCGTCAATGATCAATACAATGCGGCGATTCTTTTTACCCTGTAGCCTCTTTTGGGCATCATCCTTGTACTCGTCGCCAGCAGCCAAGAGCATAATGGACGAAGCATCGCTTACGCCTGTCATGGAATCGATGATGGTCCCCTCCTCTTCAGACAGCTTGATGATGTCCATGGATTCAATCAGGCGACCGGGGGAAATGCTTAACGCCCTTGCCTCACGGTACATTTTGACTAGTGCTGCCCAGATACGCTGCTTTGCGTCTATTTTGCTCGTAGATACCACAATGCACATCGTGTTGATTGGATCGCAGAACCAATTGACCAGTGCAAATGCGGCCATTCCGTAGGATTTGCCTGAGTCAGTACCACCCGCCAAACCCGTAACACTTCGGATGAATCGATTGCCAGAGGCTTCGTCTACTTCATGGACGTTGGTACAGAAGGCTTGGGCTGATAATTCTGCCCACTTGTGCCACTGGAAAGTTGGCCAGATGGCCGAAACAACATTTCGATAGTGGCGGGCCTTTCCGAGTCCACCCTCTTCTTCTGTAAGGCCAAGCAAAAATGCATCCATTTCAATACGGAGCGGTGTAATTGCTTTGTTATCTTTTGGAGTCCAGAGTCTTCCGTACTTCTCTATGCCCTGATCGGTAGTTGCCATTTGATAAATTTTTACTAAACTATGCCACATGACTAAAGGAAGCAAGGGAAAGAGAGACTGGACAACTCCAGAAAACAGGCTTAAAAAACAAGACACATTCAGGCTTTATGTGGCGCAACGTCCCACAGGGGAGATGATGAAAGCCCTTGGGACCACGCACAAACCAACACTAGATAAATTTATCTACAGTGAAAAATGGGAAGAGCGAGCAAAAGTGTGGCGCGAATTTCCCGACAATGAAAACAAATATCCTTGGGAGGTTGAAGCTGTTGTAGCTTTGGTCCAGCCTCCACAGAAAATGGAGAACTTGGACAAAAAGAAGAGGCTTGAATGCATCAAAGCTTTTTCAATGTATTGCTCTGGCAGAACGCTTAATGATATTGCCAGCGAAATCGGGGTCAGTCATTCAACAGTGGTCCTCTGGAAGGATACTCAGCGTTGGGCAACCTGTAGGGAAAGACTGGTTAACGATAATGCCCCACCTCCTTGGGAAGACGAAGGAGTCCCTACTTTAATATCTGACATTACCGCATCATTGGAGGCCATGAAGAAATCAATTAAGTTTCTGACTGGCAAAGTCCTTATCAAGGCTGCGGATGCCGCTCAAGAGTTAGATGGAATGGAGGCACTGGGAATGATCCGTAATATCAAGCAGTTAGCCGAAGCTGCTTCTATTAACTTCTCTGATGGCAACAATCAGCAGAATGCGGTCCAGATAAACATTGCAACAAAACTTGATTCGATTAAGATTCCAGAAAACAACGTTTTTGAAGCGGAACTTGTAGTCAATGAGTGATAAACCACGTTTTTGTTACAGCCAAAAAACCAGCATTCCTACTGGAGGTTGGTGGGTGCAATGGGAGGGGCAAAAGGTCACTGGAGGAGACTGGCATAATCTCGTTCGCAATTGCGAAAAACTGACCACAAGTCTTGGCGGGGTTCCCGCTCCTGATTTTAGTTTTCAAGTTGAAGATACCCTATGCCAAAGACTTGCTGGTGATACAGCATGCAAGCCCTGTTCACAGGTTAGCCAGACCATCAGTTTCAATTCAATTGTTAGGTGGGTAACGGCAATGTATAACTTTGTCGCAAATAACAGATTTGAACTTGTGGAACAAGATGAAGCGGAACGCAGGGCTGCAATTTGCGCCTCCTGTCCATATCAGGTTTCAACTGCTGGATGCTGGGGATGCAAGGGCATCGCAGGGATGCTTCCAGCTATTGCTGGAGCTAGAAAAACCTCCTACGATGCCCAGTTGCAGGCTTGTAATGTATGCGGATGTTATAACGCTGTTAGCGTTCATCTACCCGTCAACGTTCAAAACGGTGATGATCTTCCCTTTCCTCAGTGGTGTTGGAAGGTTCAAAGCGAGTAATAGCCTTGCTGAAGCTCATAGGGGCAATACCTGTCGGACCCTCCCGTTGCTTGGCAACCACAAACTCCACAGTTGGGTTCTGTTCGTGGTTCTTGGCGTCTTCCTCATCGCAGTGAAGGATCACCACAATATCAGCGTCCTGCTCAATTGCTCCTGATCCCTTAAGATCAGAAAGGCTGGGCCTACCACCACGCTTGTCAGGATCGCGGTTTAACTGAGCCAGAACAAGTACAGGTACTCTTAGAGTTTTTGCCAACTCTTTGATTCCGCCACTAATCTCTTCGACTTCACAGACGCGATTATCCCTGCCTCTTTTAGAGTCGCCCTTAACAAGCTGGAGATAATCAATGATAATGAGGTCAAGCGGCTCTTTCTGATGCGCGCGGCGGCTAATAGCCTTGATATAGCCCATGGATTTACCAGAGTTATCATCACACAGAATACTAGAGTTCTGTATTTCACTATACGCACTAGACAAGTTTTTCTTTTGATGTTCAGTAACTTGTCTGGATAAGATGTCTGCTGCACTTACGCCAGCCCTGCTCCTGATCATTCTCTCCATAAGCGCAACGCTTGTCATTTCCAAGCTAAAAATCAAAACTCTTTTACGAAGTTCAAGCGCGGCGTGTTCGGCAATCTGCATGGCTGCTGTAGTCTTGCCAACTGCTGGACGGGCTGCCAACACAACCATGTCTCCTCCGCGCAGGCCAAAAAGGAGAAGCTCGTCCAAAGCTGCCATGCCAACAGGAAGTCCCCGCTGGGGCTTGCCTGCCATTGTTGATTCAATGTTGCTCACGGCCCTCTCTAGAGGCTCTGAAATGGACAGGTGGTTACCCTCGTCCAAAAGATAGTCAGCCTTCATTACGGATGTCTCGCTCCAGTTCTTAAGCTCAGACAAGCCCATTTCCCTGTCGCGGGCTTTGTGGACCATGTCGGACGCAAGAAACTCCAAAGACCTTCTATAGCGGGCTTCCTCAAGCTTGGGATAATAACGCTTCCAGTTGTTGGCTGAGGGACAAAAGGTTGCAATTTCAGCAATCTTTCCGTTACCCCCAACTACGTCCAACTGACCAGCAGACTCAAGGTCGTTCTTGATGTTCACCCAATCGGCCTGATGGCCCCTGCCAATCGCCCGAATCGCAGCAGAGTAGATGATCTTATGCTCGTTGAGATAAAAGTGATCTTCTTTGATCTGGGTGATGATTTCCTTTTGCTGTTCCACTGAGGCATGGCAGAGACAGGACAGCATCGCTGTTTCTGCGGAGGGTTCATAGATTACTTCTTGCATATATTGGTAAGGTTAGACAGCACCATATCGTAATTGTTCACTTCTTTTTTGTACTCGCTTGTTTTACGGGAGTTTTGACAGAAATAGTGGTATCTTTTTCCTTCAAAATTGGTTGAGTCATAACAAAACGATTAATAGCCATGCGGTGGAGACTGCCGTCTTTGCATCCATGGATCACAACTGCATTCATGTCCACCACCCTGTCTGGGCATACAATGTTTTGGATTGCCTGAGACTCTGGGTCCTGAGCGAAAAACACAATCTTGTCTTGAGATTGGATGTAGTTAACGCTCTTCCAATAGGTCTTGATTAGGTCTGTATTTCTTCCAATTTTCAGAAACTCATGCCTTGAGCGGATGTCCCATGGTTCAGGAACCGTTTGGCTTGACCGATACGCCATGTTGTAGTCATTCAGGCTCCTCACCAAAGGGCATAAGTCTAGTAGATTGGGAGGGTAAATCGCGCTTCCAACGATCATTTCCTTCATCTCCTGACCGTCAGAAGTTATGTTATTTGAGAATTTAGTTCCCAAAATACATGGTTTTTGTTTGTACTCATCATACAACGCATCAGCCCAACCAGACTTAATGGGGACACAGTCAGGCTCCCAGAAGTACCATGCCTCGTCTTTGGTGTATGACTTAGCGGCACAGTCATCAAACATCTGGTTTGGACCAAGCGGCCAACCGTCAAAGCCATCCTGCGACACAATATGTTCCACGTTGACAAAAACCTTCTTAAGTTCGGCCTCTATCTCGTTAAAGTTCTTTGTGTTATAGGCACAGCATATTGTAGCGTTGTGCCTGAAATTAGGCCCCATAGCCACAATGGCCTGCGCGCTAAGTAACGCTAGGTCAGCGTCTCCCTCATGGTAGGCAAAGACGATGTTCATGTTTCGGGATTTGAGGATGATGGGTTAAGCACCAATACCACAGTAAGCGCAAACCACCAAGGACTCCAGTCTTGCCAGCCTACCAAATAGGCGGTTCCGCCGAAGACAAAGATATTCCAGACTAAGCAGAAGATCGCGTTCATTTTGCGCCATCTAGTGCTTTTCGCGCCATGCCGCGCAGTTCTCCAGAGGTCTTCCAATCTGCTGCGGCTATTTCGCGCAACGCTTCTTGCGATTGCACAAGTTGGCCTGTCGCCACCACAAACGCCTCCCGTGCCTCGTCTCGCTCACGTTCCAGTTTCCGTGCGAAGTCAGCAGGAATATAGTAGGTTGTGACACCGTCTGGGGTAGTAATCCCGTAGCGAAACGGCGCATGCGCGTCTGTCTCCGGCGTGTCGCTCATTTTGCGGCCTCCTCGTACGCGACTAATGCGGCTTTTTTCTTTTCGATAAAATCCGCGAGTTTTCCGCGCTGGTTGACTTTCGCAGCGAACCATGAATGCCCCAGAGCCGCCGCCAGTTGGTGCGCGAGTGCCTCCCATTTGGCCGCATTCTCCTCGCGCCTCTCCGCGATGTCGCACACTGCATCTATATATAGTCCAATCTCGGTTGGATTTGGTTGGGCAAGTTGATTGTCTCCACGCCTCCACAAATTGTATTCACGCAACTTGGCTATAATTGCAGCAGATTGCGTTTCTGGCGTGTCGCTCATTTGTCCTCCTGCAAATCAAAGTTTAGGGGCCATGTTCGATGGTTAGGGTCTTCCATCCTGACTCTTACGTTTTTGTAGCCCTGCCCCATCAGCTTGTTGGCTTCCAACGTTGCTGCATCTTTATCCAACCCTGCCTTATGGAGTTCAACTACTTTTTCACCGTAACACACTAAGAATGTCATTTCTTTTTGCCTTTCTTTTTGGTTTCTGAATTTTCAATGTATTTCTGAAAAGCTTCGGCGCAATCTCTGGCCATCTCGATTTCTGATTTTGGGTCAAAGAAGTAACCGCTACGTTCATTGTACAACGTTTCCATTGGCATGGGGGTTCCTCTGCGAAACCGTGGGCCAACCACGAATGGGGAGACGGAGTCTTCATTGATTACTGTTAGTACTACTTTGAATCTGGCCATGGTTTATGAAATAGGGTGTTGATGGAAAGTCAGCCCAACATTGGATGACTTTTTCCAATATGTGGCCAATGCCCGTCCACCCGTGAATCATATCGTAGTATGAGCAGGCGCGGAGAGGTGGGTCAATATTTTCGTTGGCAATCAAATAGACCCCACTCTTGACTGGCTTGCTATCTTTGTATTTATTCCATTGAACCATAGAGGTATGACACGAAAAACTCCATTACGTTCAAAAACTCCTTTAAAAAGATCAGGCAGGCTGAGGGCTGCATCCCCAAAACGTCAAAATGAATACAACAAGTATGCAAAGGAGAAGAAAGCGTATATAGCCATCCACCCACAATGTGAGCGTTGCAATACTAAGAAAGCAACTGATCTCCACCATAAGGCTGGCAGGGTTGGCCAATGGCTTTACCGCAGTGAATATTTCGCTGCACTTTGTCGTAAATGCCATGATTGGATTCATCAAAATGGCAAGGAAGCCCGCAGCCTCGGATGGGTCATTGATAGTCACAAGATAGGTCCTGTTGATAATTCTGCATAACTGGGTCCCACACTTTTTTCTTGGGGGCCATCATGCGGTGGTACATATCCACTACATTTTGCCAGCTAGTTTCAAAAGGCTGATTCCACTCTGAAGCTGGTGGAAGGTTCCAAGGATAGGGACGAGGCTGGTACACACAACATCCAGATACCAACATCACAATAAAACCCCTGATCAAAAACTTCATTTATTGGCTATCTTTTTCAACAATTCGGTCTGCTTGCGCATTTCGGACAACTTGCAGTTGTTCATATATTCCTGATCCATGGAGTCTGTCCTTTGTCTGGATTCCTGAATTCCCTTTTCCAAAGTTTGGACTAAAGAATTTTTGCTGGGTTTGGGAGGTGGAAAATTAACCACTGTTACCACATATGGAGAACGTATCCCAATAGCCAATGTGGGTTCTGTGGCGAATCCTGTTGTGGCCGTTAACACTAGCACCAACAACAATTTTGAAAGAAGATAGAGGGGCTGAAGGCGTACTCTATTACGGCCCCCCGACCACAATAGAACTTGCAACGTTTTGTTACAAGCAGTTCCAACCCCTCTAAAGATATTGGCAGGACTGGCTTTTATGCGGTTACCAGTCAGGGGACACATATAACCAGCCAAACAATGGGCCGCCGCATTCCCTTTTTCTGCCAAAGTACAGCTACGGCTCAGGTCGCTACCACCGAAATTTTCCAGTAGTCCCTCAGTGACCATAGCAAATTTGTTCATAGATAAATAGACCACCCCCATAGGCAAACGTTCAATGTTTTTCTAAAAATATTTAGCCCCTCAGTAGATAACATGTTATCGCCGCTGGGGTTAAATCCTTTGGGCTAGATTCTACCGACTGACCACACCTCGCCCCCGCAGGGGCGAAAGGCATGGTCAAATTGAGGCTCAATCCTTATGGGTGAGTTCTCCGCTCTGTTCCACAGATCGTGATCAAAGCTCCGTTGCCGCTAGTAAACTTTAGCGATCACAATCAACCTCCGAGAAAAATTCTCGCGCTTACCAAGACTTCTTGGATTCCCACGCCGCAATGTGTTCAGGCGATGGGACGGATATATTACTGAATGTTCGGCGGTATTATCCTTGCATACCTACGATTCAGGGTTCAGCGAATATGTGCCACTCGCTGTTGTGGGATAATGGATGACAGCGGGAAACTCGAAAACGTTCAAACTAAATTTTCCTAGACGGAAATTGAACATCCTGTATTTTGTGTTGTCTACCACTGAGCGGGCAAACATCAAAACATCATCTAAATAAACGCTATGGCTGGAAAAGGATCAAGACAACGCAAGACTGACTTAGTGGCCTATCGCAAGAACTACGATGCCATATACGCTAACAAATACCCAGATTGGATTTGCAATGGCTGTGGATCACTTTATGGCAAACGCCCTGATGGAAACCCTTATGGGGCTACTTACCACATGGATGAGTGCGGTATCTGCGGACTTTATGGAGCGGTTACTGAACCCCGGGACTTTGGTCACCTTAAGGAGGGCTGGAATAAATGAGCAATAAATCCGAAATTGATAAACAACAAGAGTATTACAAAAGTGCTTTAAGGGCGGCACACAATTCTATTGATGACTGGTTGACTTCCCCAATTAGAGAACCAGCAGTAGACCTTCTCCATGCGTTGAAACATTTTCTTGGAGAGAAGCTCAAGCAGCAGGATCAACCATGATAAGGGGCTTTGTGGAAGTTAGAGAAGGAGTTTATGAGCGAATTGACAATATCAAACGAACCCCAGTTGCAAAAAAAGCTGGTAATAAGGCTAAACGTAAATCACCGCCTCCCCTCTCTCAATCGCCTCTTTTCCATGAACCACTTTCAGAGGTCGAGGGAAAAGAAGGTGATCCAAGCCGCCTGCTTGTCTGCATTGAAAGTGTGCGTTCTCGACTCCTCGACACCGACAATCTCTACGGTGGCGCAAAATTTTATTGCGATTTTCTCCGCTACTGTGGAGCAATCCCAGAAGACACGGAGGATGAAATCGAACTCAAGGTTACGCAGAGGAAGGTTCGCAAGGGGGAAGAAGAAAAAACGATAATTGAAGTTTGGAATAGAAGGGGATAATATGGCAGTAATGAATCAAAGAGATTTCGATGCTGATCTGCTTGTTTGCCATGATGATACTGGCAATCGCATGCCATTCCCAGAGCAGGAGGATGGGTTTGCTGATAACCCCATTAGAAAACTTTTTGAACAAGTAGAAGATTTAGATGTCGAACCTACTAATGAAGACTCCTGATCAAAGCTTCGTTAACTTCTTGGGTCGAGCAATACTGAAGTATAAAAACCACAGATTTACTTTTGTTCGTCAAAAATACTTAATTACGGGCAAGGCTACCTCTGTTGGATGGGCTGATGATAAAGAGGTCCGCATTGCTACTAATCGGCCTATCTCAACTTGGATTGATGTCTTCGTCCATGAGACTTGTCATTTAGATCAGCAAATACAAAAGCCAAAGTGGCATGGAGTACGCGAAGAAGCCCTTGGCAAGGTGGACGAATGGTTAGCTGGAAAGAATGTCCACAATATTAAAAAGTATATACTTCTTGTGACAGAACTGGAGTGGGACTGCGAACGCCGCTCCATCACCAAGATCAAACGCAACAAGCTGCCAACCAACCTCGTAGACTACGCCCAGATGGCCAATGCCTACATCTTGGGCTACCACTGGACACTGGCTAACCGTAAATGGTGTAAGAAAAGTTACGAGACCGCAAGTGTGTGGAGCCAAATGCCGAAGAAATTGATCTCTTGCAAAACAGCTTTAAATCCCCCCAGCCAACTTACCGATCTTTACTATGATTGACCTAACGGGAGACAATGGTCTCAATGGTGAGGATAAAGACCGCATCCCATATCCAATGTGTTCAGAGT